CCAGGAAAGGTTCACCCGGCTCAAAACCCTGGGCGCCGATTACACGGAAGAAGCCGTTGTCTCCCGCATTGCCGGAGGCCCCCGCCCCTCCAGACAGCCCCGGCAACGCAGCGGGAGGGTCAGCCTGCTCATTGACATTCAGAACAATATCAAGGCCCAGCAGAACGCCGGATACCAGCGGTGGGCAACCATTGAGAATCTGAAACGTGCGGCCGCTACCATGAACTTTCTCACCGAACACGGCATCGGCAGCTATGAGGAATTGGTGGAACGGTGCGACGCCGTTGCCGCCGCCTCCATCCGTACCAGGGAAAGCCTGCGGGATACGGAACAACGGATCGCCGACCATGCCCTTCTGGGAAAGCAGATCGACACCTACCGCAAGCTGAAACCTGTCTATGACCGATACAAGGCATCAAAGGACAAGGAAAAATTCCTGCGCGGCTTTGAGAGCGAGATCATCTTATTCGAGGCGGCAGCCAGGGAGATCAAAAAGGCCGGACTCACCAAACTTCCTTCCTCCGATAAGGTGAAAGCAGAACTGGAAGGACTCTCCGCCCGCAAGGCCGCCCTGCAAACGGAACTTCGGAAGATACAACGGGAGGAAAAGGAATATGACACCCTCCGCCAGAATGTGGACGCCCTGCTGGAAAGGCCGAAGGAACAGGAACAGCAGCGGCAGCGGAGCAACGACTTGGAGTAACGGGGATTGGGCGCTTTTGACAGTCTTTGCAAAACCCCTGGGCGCATGGTTATCCGGCTGATATAATGGAACCAGGAATGGAGGTGCTGACTGTGACGAAATCCGAAGTAATCAAAGAGTTTTTCAAAAAGAGCGTGCTGCCCGTGGCGGTGGCGGCTTTGCTGTACTGCATTTTCAAATCCGCCTGCACAAAAGATGGAGTCACCGACTATGTATGGCTGTTCATCCTTTGCGGTCTGCCTTTTGGCATCCCACGGATGTTTGCCTGGATCGTGCCGGGCGGCTCTTTGGGAACCGCCCTTCCGTTGTTTCTGCTGAACTTTATTATTGGCGGAGTGATTGGCGGTTTCGTCCTGGTCTGGCGACTGCTGGTGTCTGCCTGGTATATTCCCTTGACCATCTATCGACTGTTCATAACAAGAGGGACTTCCTATATCCCAGAATAGCACTATGGAAATGTGGAAAACGGCCGCTTCACCGATGGAAAACAAATATTCACGGCCCGATGGAAAAGCTGTCAGCTTTCCCACAGCCCGCAAACATTGTTTCCCACAGCTCCGCCCCTTTGACCGTTTACACACATTCCCACAGCACCTACTACTGCTACTGAAAATGAGCGCCATCACCGAAAGATGATGGCGCTCATTCTTTTTCTCCGTATCCTTCCCCAGCAAGATTTAGTATATTCTTTTTTTCTTTCTGCGCATAGCGCATGGTCTGATAAGCTCCGCCGCCTGTATGGTCCACATAGAATACAACGAGATCGCTTCGCTTCACCATCTGCCGGTTGCGAATTTGAAAAGCACCTTTCGGGTGGCTGCTGGCCGCGCTGCCGCATATTTCGATTTCATCATAATAGGCTTCAAAGTTTTCCGTATTGTTGTGTAACTCCGCCGTGGGATATGGCAGTATCCAAATCAAGGAACTGTTGTCATCTCGTACAATCCGCTTCTGGCGTTTGACAGCGGAGGAAACGATCTGGTCAAAATCTCCGTCCCGTCCGACCAGGAACTCCACATACTCCTTTTCCAAAAGCAGCGCATGAACCAGCGCCTCCACACGATCCTCCGCCTCACGAAACTCCGGGATGATCCTGTGTCCAAAAAAACTAACGGTAAATATGTTCACGGTTCTATCTTCGCCATTTTCAAGCCAGCCTCTCCAACAAAGTAAATAATCCACTTCTCATTATATACAATCATTGACTTAAAGTAAATAATCCTCTAATTGGTTTCAATTATAATTTACCTGTTTTGTTGGTAGCATAATATCAGGAGGTGATATTATGCAAACGGAGTTTCCAGAACGCTATATCACTTTGGGCTTGAAGATCGCATATTACAGAAAAAAGGCGGGGATGACACAGGAGGTCCTTGCGGAGAGGATCGGGAAAAGTGTCAACTTCGTTGGTCAGGTAGAAGGAACAGGTACGGTTCGTGGCGTATCTCTTGAAACATTGTTCAAGATCGCCCAAGTGCTGAAAATCCCACCCTCCAAGCTGTTAGAGGATGACTGATCGACTGCGACGCAGCCAGAACAAAAAAAGAATGGGAGCGCCAACCTCGGATAACTGCATCCGATGTTGACGCTCCCATTTTGCTTGATAAAAGGTGAAAATCCGGCGTTTTTCCTATGCAGAAACACCCTGCCGCTCCACATGGGAAATCATACTGCCCCTACACGGAAAAGCCGCCACAGGCTGTTTCTTCGCCTGTTTTGAACCCTAATTCCCGCACTTTTTGGAACGGAGGGAAAGATAGTGCGGACAGGACAACACCACCGCCCGGAAACTCTGCTTGCAGGGATGAACGCAGCCTTTGCAGAGCTTGTTATACTGACGCCTGCCGTTCTCGCCCAGGAAGAACGCCCATTCCAGACGCCATTTCTTGCTCCGGCTCATAAGTCGCCCAGCTCCGGGGGCTTCTTCTGCGGGGCAGGCTTGTCCGGGCTTTTCCGTTCCGCGCACTCCCGTTTTGCGTCCTCCAGTCGCTCCCGGATGGAAGGCTTTTTCTCCGGCGTGGTCCTGCGCGCCTCGGTCTGGGCTTTCTGCAATTCCTCACCACGGCGGCCGTTGTTGATGATCCCGTCGATCATGCCGTAGTCATCCTCCAGGGTCATTTCCGCCGTGCGCAGCGGGTTTTCCGGCTCCACGGGAACGGACACGATCTGCCCGTTGATGCTGGCGAACAGCTCCGGCCGCTTGAATTGCTCGGTGTATTTCTGGATCATGTCCGGGGGCAGGGATGCGAAGCTCTCCGGCCCCAGGCCCACCACCAGGAAGGTGCCCGCCACGATGTCGTAAATCTCCCCATGCTCGTCCCGGAGGGAGCGGTTCAGGTCCAGACCGATGAGCTTGCCTTCATCGTTCAGCACCAGCCCCACCGGATCGTCAAAGGGATAGGAGGCGGCAATGTCGCCGCCCACCTCCGCTTGCAGCGCATGGAGGCCGGGGTCGATCTCCTTCACATAGGGTTCCTTCATGGGCTCCACCACCAGGACAGTCAATTTCTCCGGCGCGGTATGTTCGGGTGCGTCTCCGCTGGGGATGGCAAAGGCGCGGCTGCCGTTGGCCATGATGAGATACTTTCCGTCCTCGGACTCGTGGTGGAAACCGTATCCGGCTGCTTCCATCTGTTCCCGGCTCATATCCGTCACATGGAAGGTGCCCCTGGGGGTCCGCACCGTCTCGCCGGTCTCTCGGTCATCCGGGGTAGGCGCCGCTTGCTGCCCGTACAACTCCGCCTCATACTCCCGGTTTGCCTGCTCCGCAAAGGCCAGCATCTCGTCCACATGGGACTGATTCGGGTTTTCAATGGCCTCCCGGATCACCTGCGGGTCCACATCCAAATATGCCTCGTAGCCCACAGCCTCCTTGAACTTCTCCAACTCGGAGGGAAGGTAGTCCTCCGGGGTCTGGCCCAACGCCTTCAGCTTTTCTTCCAGAGAGGCAATGCGGCAATCGGAAAGGTTCTCGTAGATTTCTTCCTTCGCCGCATGTTCCTCCGGGTGCTCGGCGGCATACTGCGGATCGTTCTGCCGGAAAAACTCGTCCATATCGTAGGCAAGGTCCATGGCCCATTCCGAAATTTCTTCTTCAGGGATGTCGTCCTGGAAGGTCATCACCCGGTATTCCTCCGGGATGCTGCCGCGCTCGCCATCGTAATACTCATGGAAACTGTCCCCGGTATCCCGCACATAGCCCAGGTCGGTGAACTGGCCGCTTTCCTCCAGGGCGATGTCCCGTCCGTAGGCCTCATAGTCGATGTAGTTGCGCAGATGCTCCGGCACCTGCATGGCGTCCAGTTCCTCGATGTAATACCGGCCCAGATCGTCGTGGTCGTGGATGTCGGGGTAAACGTCGTAGCAGTCCAGGTTCTCCGTCAGGTTGATAAGTTCCTGGATGCTGCCCGTGTGGTCGCCGATCTCCATAGCAGCCTGGAACCGCTCATATTCATCCTGGCTCATATCATCCAGTTTGGAGGCCAGGTAGTTCAGTTCATCCAGGTTGGCATACTCGCCCAGCAGGTCATAGAGGCCGTCCACATAGCAGTCGTAGTCCGTGATGAACCATTCCTCATAGGTCTGCCCAAATTCGTCCTTCGACCCAATCCCGATGCGCTCAAAGACTTTTTTCAGTTCCTCCGCCGTGGTGGGGAACTTCACCCATTCGCCCACAAGGGAGCCCTCGTTGTATTTGCCCAGGTTGGTGATGAAAGCGGCAAAGGGATAATCTTTGTCATAGTCATAATGGGGCATAGCGACACCTCCTTATCGCTCCGGCGCAGGCTTTTCCCGATGGGGTTGCGCCTTGCTGTGATTGGCACATTCCTTCCGGCTCTGTTCCAGCCGTTCTTTGATGGAGGGCTTTTTCTCCGTCTGCCTCTCCCTGGGGCGCTCATGTTCCCACTCGTCGCCGGAGAGAGTGAGATAGCCTCGGCTCGTAAAGCAGCCCTGTTCCTCCTGCATGGCATGATTGCCGAAGGGAACGGGATCAATAGCGTCCAGCAGTTCCGGGGGCAGAAGGACGTCCAAGTGCTGCGCCAGATAGCGCCAGCCCACATCCTCCACCTTGCGGATGTTGGGCTCCAGGACAAAATATTCGGTATTGGCGGGAAACTCCCGGAACTGCTCCAGGGTGGTCAGGCGATAAGGCGACTCCTGGACAGCGGCCAGGAGGTCACGGTCCTCCGGGGAAAGTCCGGCAAGCGCCTGGGCCGCTACCTCCAGCTCGCTTGCGTCACCGCCTGCGGGGAGCAGCGGCTTCAAATGCTCCATGAAGTTGACCTCGGCTTTACTTTTTGCCATGCACACCATCCTTTCGTTTGGGAAACTCCAGCTTGAAATTGACATACTTGCCGCCGGTATCGTCCAGGATCACCACGGCGTCATAGGTGGAACCTTTCTTCTCCGACCACATCCCCTTGACGGAAGTGCGGCCCTTTTTCAGAAGGTCGGCCGCCATTTTCCAGGTCATTTCCTTGCGGCGGCTGGTCCAGAAACGGTCATTCTTCCACATGACAAACTGACAGGCCCGGTCCGAACAGGCGAAGTTCTTCTTGCCCTCATAGACCGGCTTACCGCAGCGGGGGCAGAGGCCCACCGTCTCCTTCTCCGGCTGGAACAGCTTTTGCCCATCCTCGGAAATGTGGGAGTATTTCCGCACCAGCTCCGCCGCCATTGCCTCGATCCCGTCCATGAAGTCCTCCGGCGACGCCTGGCCCTTTGCAACCTCGTTCAACTGCTGCTCCCAATCCGCTGTGAGCTTGGGAGAGGTCAGCAGTTCCGGCAGCACCGTGACCAGGTTGATACCCGCCTTTGTGGGGATCAGGTTCTTGCCCTTGCGCTCTACAAATCCGCCGGACACCAGCTTTTCAATGATGGCCGCCCTGGTTGCCGGGGTGCCCAGGCCCTTGCGCTCTGCCTCGTCCGGCATATCTTCCTTGCCTGCGTTCTCCATGGCCGACAGAAGGGTGTCCTCTGTGTAGGGCTTGGGGGGCGAAGTGAAGTGTTCGGTGACGGAGGCGGAGACCGGCTCAAAGACCTGCCCCTCGGTCAAGGCCGGAAGGACACCCTCGGCATCTTCATTCTCCGGTTTCTCCTTCAGGGAGGAACGGAACACCTCCTGGATAGCCCGCCAGCCTTGGGAAAGCACCTGCTTTCCTTTTGCCGTGAAGGTATGTCCGCCGCAGTCAAAGATAGCCGTGACCGCCTCATACACGAAAGGCTCCGCCGCCGCACACAGCAGCTTGCAGCAGACCAGCAAAAGGATATTGCGCTCGCCCACAGGCAGCCCCGGCACATCCGCCTTTTCCAACTCCAGGGTGGGAATCAGGGCGTGGTGGTCGGATACCTCCTTGTCGTTTACCAGCGCCGCAACATCGGGGAAAAACTCCGGGCAGGCGTCGAAGGGCGGCACCCTTGCCGCCAGATGCAGGACCACAGAGGCGGTTTCCGTCATGTCAACCGTCAGATACCGGCTGTCCGTGCGGGGATAGGTCAGCAGCTTCTTTTCATAAAGCGACTGGGCGTAGTCCAGGGTTTGCTTGGCCGTGTAACCGAACACCCGGTTTGCCTCTCGCTGCAAGGTGGTCAGGTCATACAGCTTGGGCGGCTTCTCCGTCTTTTTCTCCCGCACCAGGGATATACACACGGCCCGCTTCCCGTCACAGGAGTCCCGGATGGCCTGGGCATCTTCCGGGGAAACAATGCGGTCGCTGACCGCCTCGGCCCCCTCCAGCGCCAGCCGCACATGATGGTATTTCTCCTTGCGGAACAGGACGATCTTGCTGTCCCGGTCGGCCAGCATCGCCAGGGTGGGCGTCTGCACCCGCCCCACATTCAAAGTGCGGTGGTAGAGGACGGAGAACAGGCGGCTTGCGTTGATACCGATAAGCCAATCCGCCTTTTGGCGGCAAAGCGCCGATTGATACAGAGGATCATAGTCCCTGCCGGGGCGCAGGTCGGCAAAGCCCTCCCGGATCGCCGCATCCTCCATCGAAGAAATCCAGAGACGGGAGAAAGGCTTGGAACATCCGGCGGCCTCATAGACCAGCCGGAAGATCAATTCACCTTCGCGCCCTGCGTCGCAGGCGTTGACCAGCTCCGTCACATCAGGGCGTTCCATCAGGGAACGGAGAATGTGGAACTGGTCAGCCTTTTCCTCGGACACCACATAGCGGAAGGGGTAGGGCAGGATGGGAAGGTCCTCATACCGCCACTTCTTATAGCGGTCATCGTAGGCAGCCGCGTCCGCCAGCCCCACCAAATGCCCGATGCACCAGGAAATGAGATACCCATTTCCTTCAAAATAGCCATCGGCCCTGGATGTGACATCCAGGACCGATGCGATACTCTTTGCTACACTCGGTTTTTCACAGATCACCAATTTGCTCAATTCTGGTCCTCCTGTTCTTCCTGTTCAGGAACATCCTCGTTTTCGTATTCCTCGTCCTCGAACTCATAATCGTCCGGGTCGGCGCTGACCTTTGCGCCTTGCTTGGGCTTGATGAACTTGATGTAGGCGAAGGCTCCGCCGCCGCCCAGAGCCGCCAGCAGCAGGATCAGCACCAGGGCGCCGCCGCCGGACTCTTTCTCCGGCTCCGGTTCGGGCTCCGGCTCCACCTCCGGCGCTTTCCCGGCGCACTCGCTCATATTTACCGCACAGACCGGACAGGCGGTATTCACCGCACCGGCCTGGCACTTCTCGGCGCAGGTACAAGCCGCAGGCGTTTCCTCCGTCTGTCCGTCCTCCAGCAGCGCCATCAGGTCGGCTTCGTCCACCTGGTTCAAGAAGTGAACGGCGGTCTCCTTGTCCTCGTTGGCCCGGTCGATCAGGATGTAAAAATAGTTGCCCGCTTTCGTGGTCACGGTGATAAGCTGCTTATCGCCGTAATAATCGTCCACCAGCGTGGCGTTGCCCTCCGGGGTAAGGGGCTGGCCCTCCGGCTCCATGCCTCCGGTGGCCGGTTCCTCGGTGGGTTCCGGGGTCGTCTCGGCGGGCTCCCCGGTGTAATAGTCTCCATCCCCGCCGCCCGCAAAGGCGGTGACGGAAAAGGCGGTCATGCACAGGACCACCACCGTCAAGGACGCCAGAAGGCGGAAAACTCTGTTACGCTTCATCTTCGCCATCCTCCATTCCTTCCACATCCTCGTCGTCGGTGTCAGCCGCTGCCTCCGCCTCCATCATCCCGTCGGGCAGGGTGATAAGGCCGCTGGCGTAGGCCTTCAGGAAGGCGGTCAGCTCCTTGTTGTCCATACGCACCGCCTTGACCATGCGGACGATCTCCAGGTTTTCTTCCTCGGTGAGCTGCGCCTCCAGTTCCCGAAGGCGCTTCTGCTGGGCGGAAATCTTCTCCTTCGTCTTTTCAATGTCCTTGCGGATTTTCTCAACCGTTGCCATGTGTGCAAAACTCCTTTCCAAATCGTTCTCTCCAGGAATAGTTCCGCCCCAGGCCCTTGACCGTTTTCAGGTTTTTCCGGGCGTTGTCCTCCAGCGCCAGGGCGCGGCGGAACAAATCGGGATGCTGCTCCCGCAGGGCGGTGATCTCGTCGGGTTTCATGCTGGGGCAGAAAAAACAGGACGATTTTCCCGGCTGGGGCAGCCCTGCCGCCTCGATCTGCCGGATGCAATCGTCCCGCGTCCATCCCCATTCCATTAGGGGATACCACTTGCTGTATTTTCGGTCGGCCAGGTCGCCCAGCAGAACCTTGTCGCTGCGGTAGCCCTCGCCCGCATCGTAGCCGATGAATTTGACCACCCGTTTGCCCGCCGCCCACGCCTTTTGACACGGCGGGTAATGGTTGCAGAACTTTTCTTGCGGCCCGATCTTGTGTTTCAGGGAACACCGCTTGAAGCCGTAGGCGATAGACGGAAGGCTGCAACTTTGCAGACATTCATCCTCCAGCGTCAGCCGTTTCCCGTCACGGGTGGTCTTATACACTCTGGTAATGGGCGGCATCCCGTGGTCCTTCAGCCAGGAATCCATCACCTCCAGATAGGCATAGGTATGGGGATGCTCCGCCCCCGTATCCGCAAAGAGGATCAGGTCCACCGGGATACGGTGCTGGTGCAGCCCGATTAAAAGGGCGGTGCTGTTGGCGCCGCCCCCATAGGAAACCATATTGATGCTTCATCACCTCCATCAGTTGTACGGCGGTCTGCCGTATGCGTAGAAATGGGACTGCCAGTAGCTCGTGTTCAGGTTGGAATACTGGATGGGGTCGCCGCAATGCAGCATCATCCCGTCGCCCACATAAATGCCTACATGAGATACGCCGGTTGTGTCGTAGGTGCCCACAAAGAACACCAAATCGCCAGGCTGGGGATCGGATACCGGGGTGGAAATGTTGTAGAGCCCCTGGGCGCCCAGCCGCCCGGTATTGCACAGGCCGCTGTTGGTCAGCACATAACTGACGAAGCCGCTGCAATCAAAGGAAGTGCTGGGGCTGCTGCCGCCCCACACATAGGGATAACCCAGGTATTTTTCCGCCTCGGTAATGAGGGTGTTGAACCGCTCGTCCGTGAGATATTCAGTGGGAATCTCCCAGGCGGTGGGCGGGTTTTCAATGTATTTGTTCACATACCCGGAGGACGGAAACAGGTCGGGGCGGTTGCCCAGGGTGGACATATAGGTAGCGTACAAGGAAAGCTGATCCTCGCCCATCATATAGACCGGCACATGGGAGAGGTCGAAGTTTTCCAGCGTGACGGTGCAGATGGTCCAGGTATAGGGCACCCGAACCGTATAAGGGTTGCCCTCGCTGTCCGTCCTTGTTTCCGTCCGATAGCGGGTCTCCGTGGTCACGGTTTCGGTGAGAATGTATTGCTTGTCAAAGAGGGTTTGAAGGTCGCCCTGTACCTGGTCGATGGTGAACACCCCATCATGGAGCGCCGACAGAATGGAGATCAGCACATAGGGGTCATGCTCGATCTCGTCCAGGTCGAAGTGATACTCGTCATAGTCGTGGGTGGCCTCGTAGGTATCCAGGTATTCCCGCAATTCATCCTCTTTGGCGCAGTAGGCTTCTTCCGCCGCCAGCATATCGGAATCCTCGGACAGATAGGAAGATGCCATGATATTGGACACCCCGCCGCCGAACATGGAGGAACAGGATTGCAGGGAGCCCAGCAGCATCACAAGCAGAAGGCCGATGCCGCCCACGATCAGCGCGCCCTTCCAATGCCGTTTCAGGAAAAGGGCGGTGCGCTTGGACTCCTGGGCGGTTTTTTTGGCCGCCTTTGCCGTGGTTTCCGCTGTTTTTCCAGCCTGGGCGGTCTTGCCCGCCGCCCGGTATGCCGCCGCATATTGCTTTTGCAGCTTCCGTTTCTGCCACAGGCGGGAGATGGGATTGGACGCAAGCTGGGGGTTCTCCGCCACGGCTTTCCGATAGTAGAAATCCGCATTGGCCTTGACCGCCGCCTGCTCCGCCTTTGCTGCGTCCCGCCAGGGTTTCAGCTTGCGTTCCGCCCGCCAGTTCTGGACACGGCGGTTTCCGTAGCCCACAGCCTTCTCAATGCCGCGTTCTCCCAGGTGGCCCGACTGGACGCCGGAATTTTCCTGCTCCACCTCCCGAACCTTGCCGTGGATGGCCGCCCCCGCCTCTTGAATGGGGCGGGACAGCGGATTGGCGTGGGGCTTTCCCGGACTCTTATTGGGAATCGCGTCCCTGGCGGCATCCAGCCGGTCCGCCGCCTTGTCCGACTTGCGGATGGCCCCTTGCAGCTCCGGCTTGGCCTGGTCTGCCTCGGAAAACTGCAATCGGGAGGATGGGCGACCCGCTGCCGCCTCGCCCTCCCGATAGGCTCTGCGCTGTTTCCGGCGCTTCTTTTTGGCTGCTGCCTGTTCCCGGTGCAGTTCCACACGGTCCACCGCTTTTCCAGCGGCGCCCACCGTTTCGCCGGATGCAGAATGGTCTTGCTCCGGCGTGCGGTCAGAGTGATAGGTAGTCTTGCCCGTGACCAGGTTGACGGATACCGCCCCGTCACGGGTCATCTTCTGCGCCTCCTTTTCGGGGGCTTTCCATTCTTTCAAGGTGCGTCACCTCCTGTTCCATAGGGGCAGATGTTGGCACACGCCCCGGTTTCGATCATGGCGATGTACTGGAAAATGGGATAGGCCTGAGGTGGGCAGACCGCGTTCCCCAGGGTTTTCAGCCGCAGCGCCCGGTTGTCCGTGTCCTCGGTCATGCGGGGGACTCCTTCGGGCTCGGCACGCCATAGGATGCGTCCGTCCATTTCGGGGGGAATCCCATGAGCCATTCCACCCAATCCGGGTTCAGCGCCGCTTTCTCGGAAAGGGGCTGCTCCTGCCGGATCACCTGGGCCGACAGGTTGGAGGACGGGGATTTGTCCCGGAAGGCCGCCGGTTTCAAGGTGGAACGGTAGCCCTCCGACGCCGCCGGGGTCAGATAGAACACCGCCGCCGACAGGGACAGGCTCCAGATCGTCCCGTCCTTGTTTCGCTTGCGGAATATCCCATTGTCCGACAGGAACACATCCAGGTTGGCAGCGTCCCGCCCCGTGGATTTGTCGGAGGCAAGGGGTGTGGGAAACATCAGCCGCGACGATAAAAGTTCTCTGGCGCTCATGCCATGCGCCGACGCCGCAAGCCGGAAATACGAATGGGAGAACAGCGTATCCCGCTTTTGCCAGGTCAAAAATCGTTTTGTCGAGCCCCATATTGATGAAGCCAGCAACATTTTCCCCAAGCACCCAACGGGGCCGCAGTTCGGCAATAACGCGGCACATCTCCGGCCACAGGTAGCGTTCATCCGCAAAGCCCCGCCGTTTTCCGGCGGTGGAGAAGGGCTGGCATGGAAATCCGCCGGAGAGGATCGTGATGGTTTCAAGTCCTGTTTTCTCAAAAAACGCCTCCTTCGTGAATGTGGTGATGTCCCGGAACTTCGGCACATCCGGCCAATGCTTTTGCAGGATGGAAAATGGATAGTCCGCCCACTCGCATTGACAGACCGTTTCAAAGCCTGCCGCCTCTGCCGCCAGGTCCAGCCCGCCGATGCCGGAAAACAGGCTGACATGGGTGAGCTTATTCATGGCTGATCTGCTCCCCAGGGATCAGCTCCGCCCGGAACCGCTTGATGACCGCCGCCTCCAATTCATCCTGACAAAAGTTACTATCAGCGGAAAGACCCAGCTTGCGGCGCAGCCTGTTCAGCGTCTTTTCATAGTTCCCGTATTTCTTTTGCAGGCGGAGAAAATCCTTCTCGTTCTGCGCCTGCGACAGACACTTGGCGATGCTGTACCAAGTCACCAGGAACATGTGCAGTTCGCTCACCAGCAGCCGGAATCCGCTGCCGGGGATCAGATAGTGTTCCTCCTGGCGGCCGCTGCCCGGTTCGGGTTCGTCGTCCTCACACTCCACATAGAAGGCGTCCAGTTCGCACAGCTCTCGCGCCTTCATCCCGGCAAGGTCCGCCTTGTCGCCGAACACCAGGTAACGGCCGGGAATGTTCCAGGCGTCAAACTTGTCATCGGCGATCTGGCCGTACCGCTTCGCCGCCGCAATGAACGCCTCCACATCTTCCCGGTCCTTGATTTTTCCGGCAAGGAAGGCAAGCTGATGAAGCAGCCCGTAGAGATGCACTTCCTCGTCGATATGTGCCTCATAGGTCTTTTCCTCGATGACATACAGCTTTTCCTGTTCCATATCCTTATCCCATCCTTTCCTTCCATTCCAGCCGCATTTGCCCATCATCCAGCAACAGACGGATTACATTTTTGCCCTGGGGCGTAATCAAGGTCTGCTGTCCAAAATGCCCATATTTCCAGAAGTCCTTCACACGGAACAACCCGTCATTGGAGGGCTTGGCATAGGGCAGAAGGTATCCGGCCGGGCAGCGGTACAGAAATCCCGCGTCCATCAGGAAACGGCAAAACGCACGCTCCCCGATTTGCAGTTCCTTCGCCGTAGCCCGGATATTGGTGCAGTTTTCTTCATGGACAAAGGCGTCATAGAAATCTGCTTTCGGCCGCAGCCGTTCCACCTCGCCGGAGAGCTGCCGGTTTTTCTCATGCTCGGCAAGAAGCTGGTCGGCAAAAGCCAGAAGTATTTCCGGCTTTTCCGCCGCCTGCTCCAGAAGGGAGGCAGTCATATACCCGCCCGTCTTGCGGATCATGGGGAGAACTTCGTCAAACACCCATTTTTCAAAGCGTTCCGCACCAGGCAGCCGACTATGAACAATCAGGCGGTACACATCACCCTCGGAAATGAATTTCATCTGTTGAATCCCGCCATTAGAAGGGGTCGGTAAAACGCAGACCCCTTTGCAATGGGCTGAAATGGCATCAGCCGTGCGTTGGTATCCGAGCGCTTTTGCAATATCTTTTCCGCAAAACAGATAATTGCCGTTCTGCTCGATCACTCGGATGCTGCCAAATTCGCGGTTATTGAAAACCGCCATCTTGTTATCCATTCTGGTCCTCCTTTTCATCGTCCACAGTTTCGTGTGCAACCTCGCTGGGCTTGGTGGTGAGCAATTTATAGAGCTCGGTGTCTTTCGGGAAGTCATCCGCAAAGGGCAGGATGACATTGTTGAAGAACAGCAGCCCGTGGCCCGGCTCGGAGTTGGTCACATAGGCAAGCTGTTCAGAAGAAATATTCAGCCGCTCCGCCAGTATCTTCCGGTCGCCTGCTGCCTGGTTGAGCATATAGATGAAATCGCTGTTCTCCAGGATATTTTCGATCTCCGGAGAGGAAAGCAGGTCCTTGGGGTTCTGGGTCGCCCCGGTGGGGATGCCGCCCCACTTTCTGAACCGTTTCCAAATCTCGGCGCTGTACGCGGCGGTCTGTTCCTCCTTCAGCAGAAGGTGGAACTCGTCCACGAAATACCAGGTAGACCGTCCAATGGCTCGGTTGATGGTGACGGTATTCCACACCGCGTCCTGGACAATGAGCATCCCCGGCTTTTTCAGGTTCTTGCCCAGGCCCTTGATGTCAAAGCAGACAAGGCGATTGGAGATGTCCACGGTGGTACGGTGGTTGAAGAAGTTCAGCGAACCGTTCACATACAGGTCCAATGCCTGGGCCACCCGGTCGGCCTCCGGGATGTGCTGGGACAGCAGGGCGTTCATCAGGTCGCCCAAAATCGGCATATTCTCCGGCCGGGGGTCGGCAAAGTAGGGCTGATAGATCATCTGCACCGCCCGGTCGATGACGGTTTTCTCGATGGCCTCCAGGCCGGTCTTGCTGCCCATAATGAGCTCGCAGAAGGACAGCACGAAGTCGCTTTTCAGCGCCAGCGGGTTTTCTTCCTCGGAGTAGTTGAGGTTGATGTCCAGGGGGTTCACATAGTCGGTGCTGGACGGGGACAGCCGGATCACCTGACCGCCCAATCGCTTCACCAGGGGCGAATACTCGTCCTCCGGGTCGCAGATGATGACATTATCCTGGGTCATCAGCATGATAAAGGTGATCTCCCGCTTGCAGCTCATGGATTTGCCGCTGCCGGGGGTGCCGAATACAAGGCCGTTGGGACAGCGGGATTGCTTGCGGTCCAGCAGGATCATGTTGTTGGAAAGGGCGTTGAGCCCGTAGTACATGGCGTCGCCGCCCATGAATACCTCCTGGGTGACAAAGGGGACGAACACCGCCAGAGCCGATGTGGTCAGGCTCCGTTCGATCTTGATGCGATTGAGCCCCAGGGGAAGGCTGCTCATAAGCCCGTCCTCCTGCTGAAAGTCCAGCCGGGTCAGAAGGCAGTTGTAGGTCTGGGCGACGCTGGCCGCCTGGGATACGGCGATCTCCAGCTTTTGGCGGGTCTCCGCCGTGTGCAGCACCAGGAAGGTCATGTTGAACATTCTCTCGTTACGGGATTGCAGGTCGGTAAGAAGGTCCTTTGCCGCGCCGCCGTAGGTGGAGAGATCCGAAGGAAGAATGTCCATATCGTAGCCGCTGCGCACCGCCCGCTTCTGCTCCTGTATCTTCATGGCGTCCAGGTCGGTGATCTTCCGCTTGACCATTTTGATGGCCTCGTTCTGGTTGATGCCTCGGATGTGCATGGTTACCATGATATTCCCGTCCGCCTCCATGAAGTCGGTGAGGATACGGTCGTGCATCTCCGGCGCCAGAATTTGCAGGAAGGACACCGCCCCGTACCGTTTGCCAATGCGGAAGGTGCGGGTCTCTCCGAAGTGGAAGGAGGACGGAGCAATGAAGTCCTTCACCGAAAGGCCGCTGGCCGGGAGCCAGTCCCATTCAAAGGCGAACTGCCCACCCTCCGGACGGAGGCCGTCTGCCGGGTGGAGAATGTTGTAAAGCAGCTCCAGCCGTTCCTTTCCGTCCAGCACATGAGCCACCGCCCCCATGACCTTGAAGCGGTTCAGGGTGTCGGTCTCGATACGGGCAAAACGCGCCCGCGCTGCCGGAAGGTTCTCCGCCTCGATGGTCAGGGTCACATACTTGGTTTTCACATAACCGTTGTTGCCCCGCTTATACTGCATCCGCAGGATGTCCACCGCCTCGTCCCGGATGGGGTCCAGGTCATTGCCCTGTCTGGTGATACCGAACATTTCATCGGCGGCGCTGCCTCCGCTGCGGCTGTCCAAAGTGACCTGGACGCCGATGGAGGGATCGTAGCCGTTATAGAAGTCGCAAAGGCTTTCAAAGATGCTCCGCTGGTCCTCCGGCCCCGCCAGACGGTAATTCACATCCTCAAAGGCAATCGTCTTGGAGAAGGTCCCGCCCTCCAGCCTGCACAGGCCGTCGGGGAACATATTCTGAAACGGGATGCTGTCCTGCACCGTATGGGCTTTCCCATCGCCCTTTGCCTGCCGGATCACCGCCTCGATCTGCTTGCGCTCGGCACGGGTGAGCTTACGCTTTGCCGGTTTTTCTGCCTTTTCTCGCAATCCGCTTCACCTCCTGTTCCAGTTGGGATTGCCGCACCAGGGCGGAATAGAGATTGTTGGTCTGGTAGATGCGGACCTTCGGCCGAATGAATTTGTTCTGGATCAGATGGCCCAGGAACACTTCAAGCGGCTGCCCATTCTTCTCATACATGGCGAACAGGAAAAAGGGCAGCATCACCAGAATCATGCACAGCGCCGCCGTGGTGGTCCCCAGGCTCGCCTTTGCCAAAAAGAAAAGCGGCACGCCTACCAGCGCCGCCGCTCCGAAACAGATCACTTGTCGTTTGGTCAGCCCGAACAGGACCTTGCTCTGTATCCGACTCAGGTCCTTCGGGATCGTTACATAAGCCAATATTTCACACCTCCTTCTTCATCGGCGCATAGTCCTTAAAATCTGATACGGAATGAAAAATCCGTTTGTTATTTACCCATCTTTGCAGATGGCGAGTAATGCGTGGAGCCGTGGGGCGCTCATAGATCATCACATAGGGATCATATCCCAATGCCCGCAAGGTGTTTACCCGGTACAAATCCTGTTCATGGGTGCTGCCGTAATTGGTCAGGACATAGACACGGCGGTTTCGGTCGCTCTTTATGGAAGTAAGTTCACGAAAGCGACGAAAATACTCCGTCAGGTCCTCGTCCGGGTTATCCCATGCGAAATGCACCGCTTTTGTCCGCACTTTGTTCAGCAGAGATACATTATCACGGCTGATAAGGCGAATATCGAGCCCCTGGGTAAAGTCCACCAGCGCCCGGCTCTCAATTAGCTGCTCAATGAGCCTTTCATGGTCGGGACAGGCAAGCAGGTTCGGGTCCATCAGTTTGATTTCTTCCTCACCATTCCAAAACTCGGAAAGATCAGCCACCCGGACGCTCCTGCGCCCTTCTTTTCCGCTGACAATGCAAAATCCGCAGTTCCTTGGACAGCCACGGCTTAAAAAGCCATAGGCTGTACCTAAAAACCGCGGATATAGAAAATAGTCCGGCCGAATATGCTCAATCTCATGCGGGAGGTTTTCGCCGGGGCCGTAACCTGTACCGCCCCGGATGACCTTATCCGCGTTGCTCACCTGTATGGTGTCTTTGGAATAGGTGTCTGTAAATACCCGGCTTTTATAAACAAGGTCATATTGCTTTGCAGGGTCCCACCATTCCACCCGGTCCCCGCGTCTGGTGTGATACTCCGAGAGCTTCATCAGGCACAGGTTGGGAAAATTGTGCGAGTCCACATCAATAAGGCCTACTCTCAAATATCTGCCTCCTTTAGTGGGCGCCGAACAGGGATTTTGCCAGGCTGCCGGTCTTGAACAATGTGTAGCACAGCAGAACCGTATAGCCCATGCACCCCCATATGGCCGCAGATATGTTGTCGCCGGATGTGGAGATGCCCTCCACCAGCACGGCATAGATGCCCACGCAGATCATAATGAGGAAGGCCTGGAAGCCCAGGGCCAGCAGGGAGCGAAGGTAGTTCTGCCCCGTGGAGCCCCATTCCCGGTTGACCATCGTGGCAAAGGGAATCGGCCCTATGGAGGTGACCAAATACACCTCAATCATTCTGCCGTAGATCACCAGGAAGATGCAGATGGAAAGAATCTGCGTACACAGCCCCACGAACACGCTCTGGAACCACAGCCCCAGCAGGGCGCCCACGCTCCAGTCGGCAAGCTGGGTCTCCAGATCGCCCACTACGCCGGAAATGTCAATGCCCGCGTCCGAAATGATGACCCCCGCCGACTGGCTGACCACATTCTGCGCCACATCGAACACCGCCATGACGATGTTCCAGGTGTTGGTGACGATCAGCACGGCGCAGAAGGTCTTGAAAATCCACTTGAAGAAAATCCAGGTGTCGAAGTCGTGGAGGTTATTTTTCTCGATGATGAGCTGGATCAGCTCGTAGCACATGACGAAGGTGAGAATGATGCCCGCGATGGGGACGATCACCGTCTCCGAGAGGTTGCGGATCATGTTGAAGATGCTGCTGTTCCAGGCGGCGGGCGTCATGCCGACCTCCCCGGCGATCTCGCCCACCTTTGTGTTCAGGGTATCAAACATCCCGGTCAGGTTTGAAATGATACCGTCAATGAGCAGTTCCTTGAACCACTCCTGGATCATATCCAATATCAAGGGAGATCACCTCCTTTGCGGGGGCTCCCGCTATGAAGCGAAAGCCCCCGCCGGTTTTGGAGAATCATTAGGTGGTGGACAGCAGACCGGACAGCAGAGGGATCAGGGTGATGCCGATGAGGGCAACGCCGCCGCCCGCCATGAGCTGCTTGATGCCCTGGCTCTTTGCTTGTGTGTGATAAAGAAGCATTAGAAGTGTAAAAAATTTTGCCGTTCCTATCCGGCACTTGGCCATTGTGTCGGATAGGTCGGGCGGTTATTCGGGCAAGTCAATCTTGCCGACAAAGCTGTAATAAATCTCAATGTCCTGCCTGCGGGTGCCGTTCTCGTCGTAGCTGCACTCATGCACCACGATTTTCTCCACCATTTCCCGCAAGAGGGTGGGGGTCAGTTCTTCAAAGGCAAGGTGCTTGCGGACAATGCCCATGAATTTCTCGGCGTTGACGGTAGCTGCCTGTGACTTGTCCAGTTCGGCTTGCAGGGCGGCGGCTCTCTTTTTCAGTTCCGCTTGCTCGGCTTCATAGTCCTGTGACAGTTCCATGAAACGCTCGTCGCTGATTTTGCCGTTTACATTGTCCTCATACAGCCGCTTGATAATGCGGCTCACTTCGGCAATGCGCTCCTGCGCCTGTTCAAGCTGCTTGGTGGCCGCAGCGGTCTTTCTCTTGCCGCCGATCTCGTTCTGCTGGACAAGCAGCTTCACAAAGCGGCTCTCATGCTTGGCGGCGTATTCGGTTACTTGCCGGAGATTTGCCAGGACACCGGCGGTCAACAGGTCGGTGCGGATAAAGTGCGCCGTACAGTCGCGGGTGCGCTTCTTATAGCTGCCGCAGATGTAGCAGTCCTGCTTGCGGTCTTTGTTCTGATACCGCTGCTGGTACAGCACATGGCCGCAGTCAGCGCAGAACAGCATACCGGAGAACAGCCCCACTTCATCATAGCGGTTGGGGCGTTTGCGCTGCTTGCGTAACTCCTGCACACGCTCCCATGTTTCCGTGTCGATAATCGGCTCATGGTGGTCGTGGAAAATCGCCTGTTTCTCTATGGGGTTCTCCACGCTATGCTTGACCTTGTAAGAGGGTTTCTCCGTCTTGAAGTTCACCAGACAGCCGGTGTACTCCCGGTTTTCCAGCAGGTGGACAACGGTGTTGGTCGCCCATTTGCACTCATAGCCGGGGTGATAGCGGCGTGTGCTGCCCGTCCTGCGGTATTCCAGCGTTCCCGGCGTTGGGATTTCCTGCTCGGTCAGCATACGGGCTATCTTGGTCGGACCGTTCCCGGCAAGGCACAGACGGTATATCTGCTTGACCACGGGTGCGGCTTCCTCGTCAATGATGAAATTTTCGTCCTCGTCCATGAGGTAGCCATACACGGGTTTGCTCGTAACAGGCTTGCCGCTCATACCTTTTGACCGTTTTACAGCTTTGATTTTCTTGCTCGTATCTCTCACCAGCCATTCGTTGAAAATGTTCCGCAGAGGGGCAAAATCGTTATCGCCCTGTGCGCTGTCCACTCCATCGTTGATGGCGATAAAGCGGACGCCTTTTTGTGGGAAAATCATCTCGGTATACATTCCCACCTGCAAGTAGTTTCGCCCTAACCGTGACATATCCTTTACGATAACGGTAGCCACTTTTCCGGCTTCAATGTCTGCAAGCATGGATTGAAAGCCCGGTCTTTGGAAGTTCGCACCAGAATAGCCATCGTCCGTGTACCAGCGCAGATTGGAAAAACCGTTCTGCTTTGCGTAGGTTTCAAGAATACGCTTCTGGTTGGAAATGGAATTGCTTTCGCCTTGCAGCTCGTCCTCATGGGATAGTCTTGGATAAAGGGCAGTGATTTTCTGGGTGGTCTGTCTTAACATAAAATCCTCCGTTTCCGACAGCCAGCCCCACTATTCCGTATTTCGATTATACCACATGGGGCGGCTGTCTGTATAGCGGCTTCTGCTTCTTTACCGCCCGGTAAAATGACGATTTTTTCTGTGCGGCTTGTAGCGTTAGGGCGAAAGCTGGGCTTTGTGTCCTGCGGCGGCTTCCGCCTCCAGCACTTTCATCATCTTATCGGCTGCGGTGTCGGTGGTATCTTTCTTGAAAAAGCCGGAAACGACAAGGACGGTGTTGCCCATGCGGATCTCTGTCACGCAGTCCGGGCGGCGTTCCGGGGTGGTGTTCTGCTTGTTCTCTGCCATAGGCAACTCCTTTCATTTCATCAATTCTTTCAGCCTGTTCAGCTTGGCTTGCGCCGTTTCACGGCGGAAGTTCTCCCCTGTAAAAAGGATAGGGGCGCACATTTCCAAAAGGCGGTCATAAATCCGGGCATGGGCGGTGTCCAGCGGATTTTGCAGGCTGTCCAATGTCAGATTGGTAGTGACGATCAGGGGCTTGCGGCTGCGGTAGCGGCTGTCAATCACATTGTAGACCTGTTCTAAACCGTACTCTGTGCCGCGTTCCATTCCAAAATCATCAATGATAAGCAGAGGAAAACGGCAAAGACGCTCGATATACTCGTTGCGCCCCTCAAAGCTGGCGGTCAGGTCATTCAAAATCGCAGAGAAGTTCGTCATGCGGACAGCGACTTCTTGCTCCATGAGGGCATTAGCGATACACCCGGCAAAATAGCTTTTCCCTGTGCCGACTTTGCCCCATAGCAGATAGCCGATATTTTCCTCTCGCATGGTTTCCCAATGCTCCACATAGAAGTGTGCAATCTCCATTTGTGTGCATTTCCCGTTATCATTAGCGAAAGTCCATTCCTGCATGGTGGGATTGGTAAATCCCCGGCGTTTCAAGTCCTCCACGGTATCAAGGTGTTTTCTGCGCTGCTCGGCGGCTTCACGCTCCAAACGCTGGGCTTTCTGGCAGTCACATTCTGCCGGGTGGCGGTCACGCCCAAACAGGGCGGCTTGCTTTTCCGGGAAGTAGGCTTCTTTCGGGGTGTGGCACTTGCCACAGTAAAGCAGCCCGTCCTCGCCCGTGTAGTCCTCCGGGTGCGGGGTATCAGCCGCCATATTCAAAACTCGTTCCGTAAACAGATTGCTCATAAGCTCTCGCCCTCCTTGCAGGTATATTCGGGTATGCCCTGTTTCGGGGCAGCCTTTGCGGTATCGTCTGCCGCCCATCTGTGGATAGTGGCGGCGTGGTTTTTGTATTTCTTGCCTGTGGACGCAATATAGCCGGAAAGCCGCTCAATGTAGTACGCCCATTTTTCGGGCAGCTCCGCTTGCAGTTCGGAAAGCTCCGTATCGGTCAGAAATACATTCTCATATCTGCCGTAGCTGTGGGCGGGGGCTTGTCCCTTTAACTCTCCCTCTTTTTCTAACTCTATATCTATCTCTTTCTTTATCTCTATCTCTGGTGGACGAATGTCGGACAAATGTCCGCCATTTGTCC